GACTTAAAAATCATTTCAATTTTTTCACAAATTTTTCCATCGTTAATTTTTTCATTTATTTTTTCATTAATATTCAGACCCGAAATAACAGAGGTCATTCCGCTTTTTTTAGTATCGCATTTGGTATCGCAGTTGGTATCGCATTTGGTATCGCAGTTGGTATCGCAAAAGGTTCGAAAATCTTCTGAATTTGCACCATTTTTGGAGGAGTTTTCCACAGGGTTTTCCACAGGGTTTTTAGTCATTTTTTTTGCAGCCTTTTGTTGTAAATGCAACAACATTTTTTGCCTCAAAAGCGTTTGGTTAAATTCAAATTCTCGTGTTCTTCCACGCCCAGTCGTTGTTAAGAAACCAGTCTTTTTCGCCAGACAAATTCCAATTTTTACCGCTTCTTTAGACATATTGAAATGCTTTGCTAGGTATTCATTGCCAGGGTTTATCACCCCACAACAACCTATTTTTTGGTCGAATTTATAGAAGTACCAGAGTATTATTCTTGCTCTACTATCAGAGGTAGAGAGATTTAATATTTGCCCAGCCGTACTGTCAAACATATTTTTGTCCATATTCTCTAACGAGATGTCGTCCATAGATTTTTATTCCTTTCTTAGTTTGATTGGTTAGATTATTAACACATTAGATTTTGGTTGCCAAGTTGAGTTTTACCTCTGTTATTTAGAGAGAGAAGATTTTATCTCTGATTTCACAAATAGTCTTAGTGTTAAGAGAGATTAAGCGACAAGCCCCTAATCCTATAACCGTAATTAGTCCAGAGACCTTAGCACAAGAGAGTGCAGTTTTTATTGTTGTTTCAGAGACATTAAGCTCTTTTGCTAACTCTTTGTTAGAGAGGTGTAGAGGTATTGCAGAGGTGCTTTGTACCTCATAGTTATATACATATTTAACAATTCTTCTCGCTACGCTATTTTTAACTGCATAAGCAATATATAGGTCGATATTATTGCTAATAGAATTGAGAAAATGTTTATGGTCTTTATCGGCAATCATAGTCGTTTTAGCCTTTCATTTTATGTTTATATATTACATATTATATATCGTTATACATAACATCGTCAATAGATTTTTAGTATTGACATTTATCACAAATATTTTGTAATAAAACCGTACAAAGCTGTTATAATTAAGCTATGAGATACTATCCTGGAACTTATAAAAGACGAGCAAAAGTTGACAATGACCCGTCCAACCCGAGCGAAGATACCGAACAAATTTCGTTCGTAGAATACTTAGATGAACAAAGAATTCCCTACTGGCACACCAATAACGAAATGTGGACAAACTCATGGAGCCAGAAGACCAGAGCTAAAGAAATGGGCGTGAAGTCTGGTATACCAGATTTGTTCGTAGTATTTGAGCAGGGACTGGTGGGGATTGAGATGAAGCGAAAAGAAAAAGGCGTAGTATCACCAACTCAGATGTACTGGGCTAATTTATTAGAGCGTGCAAAAATACCTGTATATGTATGCAGAGGGGCAGAGAAAGCAGTTGAGACAATCGAGCATTTATTAAAGAACGGCTATTCAAAGATGCAGATTGAAGAAACTTATGAAGAGTTTATAATTCGTAAAAATGCTGAAAAATTGAAGAAAAAACGACAAAAACCAGTAAAATTCTAGAAAAAAGCGAAATGTTATAATAAAAACAAATAAGCTTAAGAGAGTAGTATGGAAGAAAATAACACAAAACAAGAAGATTTTGACAGCGTCTATGGGGCTCATGCCTCACAAGGTGATTATGTAAACGACCATGTAGCTGATGAGATGATGGAACAGCTCATTGCGTCTATGTGTGGTGATATGACCTGTGTTCCAGCCAATAGTAAACAGCAGAAGCTAGCAGTATATTCAATTGAATATCTAGTTGACAATCTTCCAGCAGTTAATTTTGTCGTCTCGTTCTATACCCAGTTAATTATCGGTGCAGGATTAGAGGCTAAAGACCCATACAACCAGAAGAAGCTCGATGAGTGGCTTCAAAAGAAAAACGCTATGGGACAGACTAATCAAGATATTATTGCAGACTCTGTGAAGAATTCATTGATGTATGGTTATTCGGGTATTAGGTTATCTTTAGGTGATTTTTATTCAGTCATGCCACAGCAATTAAGGATTTGGAAATTACCTCTCACTACTCAAGTAAACGGTCGGGTTGAGGTCATTCCTGGCTTAAAGTCACTAGCTTTTTATGAGGTTAATTTAGATAAAGGATTTAAGGTTGAGAAAGATGAGACCGAACGCACCTTTGTCTTAAATGGGAATAAATACACTCTTGAAGAAGTGATTAAACAGAAGATGTTGAAAGTCGCTGCAGACGGCTCATATATTATCGCTGAAAATAACGACCCAGATACATTAGCTCGTGCGAATAGTGTTTATATTGAGCCAGAGAATTTCTGCCACTTGCGTAATTCAAACGACGGAGATTATGGCCGTTCACCGTTGTCATACGATAAGTTAAGAACCCACCTCTTAATCGACCTCATCAAGAACTTCCGTGATGAAATCCTTAACGATGGTTCAGACTATATTATGTATCTAAAGGCAGGCTTATCTGCAGGGCAGTCATTAACCTCATTATTATCGCAACAAACTACTGAACAATCAGTTAGAGGAGCGCTCGATAAGAAGATGGTCAAGACCGCTTCAGATAAACAAATGGAAGCCGCTAAGCGTCTAGCTGAGAAGATGAAGAAGTCTCAGAAGACTCGTATGTCGATTGTCCGTAAAGACCAGATTGAAGAGATTAAGAAGCTCGAAGGCACAGTTAGGTTGCCAGATTATCTCGGTATTTATAACGATGCTAAAGATGTGGTAGCAGACATTTATGGTATCCACTCCTTGCTTGTCGGTGGTAAGTCATCTGGCTGGAATACAGGTATGTCTTCAATGCTTGAATTCACCATGGACAAGACAATTCGTCCGTTCCAACAGAGATATTCACATCAGTTATCAGATTATATTTGCCGTGCTTCAGGGGTTAAGGGGGAAGTTCGTTTCCGTGAGTATGAATTGTTAGACAAGAAAGCTCAAGCAGATATTGAGAAGACTCGTGCTGAGGCTGAGAAACAGATTGCAGACGCTGCTAAGCTGGCTAAAGAGACAAAGTTGATGACTAAGAAGTCAGTCAATCCTAACACTGATGTTGAACCTGAAGCTAAAAAGAAAAACACAAGTTATAATAACGATAAGAAATAATTAAAAGGAACTTCTATAATATGACACCTGAATTAAGCAACGAACAATTAGCACAGATGGCTCAAGCGATTGATAACAATATGCAGGACAGCCCAGCCATATCTATCGACCCGAAGAGCAATAATGTCTCAGTAGTCGGCGACCCAAATAATCTTCATCCAACAAACGGCGATTACACGATTGTGTATGAATATATGCCTGAAGAAATCTCAGCCACAGACCAAAGTATGCTTGACTATGACCCAGAGAGAAAGATATATACTGGCACGCTCC